CGGCGCTTGAAAATTTGAACAGGTCTTTGCTAGATTTAAGCAGGCGAGAAAGAAAAGCTGAACAGATACCGGGCATTTTGGGAAAAATCGCACTAGCAAATGTAAGAAGCCTAGCTGGTAACTTAATCGGAAAAGATTTGGGCGCTCTTGCGGCTTTTGGAATTGGGAAAAATAACTTAGAAGATTTTTCTGGATTACCTGTTGGTATGCTTGTTTCAAGGCAGGACAGAGCGATATCAAATGATATGGGTCAGGTTATTGGCTTTAGAGATGAGGACGGTAATTTAGTAGCTGGCATAGACCCAAATGCTATGGGGCCAGAAGGGGATGGCTCAGACATCGTACCCGCAGAATACAACCCCGTGACCGGTGAGCAAGACCAATGCCCAGACGGCTACATGTTCGACGAAGACTTGCAGGCGTGCCGTATGGGTGGCGACTTGCCGTTTGGCACACCGATCACAACACCCGGCCCGTATGAGGCTGGCGACTATGCGCGTATGGGGTTGCTAGACGTCGCGCCTATGGGTATGGGTTTGTTTGCTGATCGCTACGGCGCAGGCTTTGGCACACCGCAGAATTTTAACGCCGCTAACTTGGCGTTCCGGCGCGGCGCGGCTACACGTCCGCAGTATTTCCGCCAAGCGCCTGACCTAACAGGATACACACTTTTATCATAGGTGATTTATGGGGCTTCCATCTTCTGAAGATTATATTCGTCAGCTTTCTATTCCGCAGGAAGCGTACACGCCTGAATATTTTAGCAATTTGTATAGTCCAATGATTGGTCAGGTTGGCGGAACAGGGCCTGTTGGGTACGCCCGTATGGGGTTGCTGGATATTGCGCCACAAATGGAAAGTGAGCAGGCGGAACAAGACTTTCTGAAGCAAAACCTATTGTTTAGAATGGGTACAGCTACTATGCCGTCATACTTTGGCGCCCCGCCAGATGTTTCTGGTATGTCTTTGCTAGGCCCGGTTGCACAACCTCAAGCCAGCGCCTCAAATTATCAGGCTCAACCGATTTCTCCTGATTATTTACAACAAATGGCAGAGCAAGAGGCGGCCGAAGAGGCTGAAAGAATTAGACAGCAACAACAACAGCTACAGCAACAAGGAAGACGAACGACAGAGGCTGACGCACGAAGGATGTACAACTTTGGCAAATAAAATGGACAAACACAAACTAAGGGATAAGCAGGCGCGGGCAGAAAAGGCCGCCAGCCTGCTAAGGCATGAGCTTTTTGTTGAGGCGTTTGATTACCTCGACACGCAGTTTATCGAGGCTTGGAAGTCGAGCGATGTCAAAGACGCAGAGGCACGCGAGCGTATTTACAATCTAAGCCAAGCACTTAGCGCCCTAAGGGGGTATTTTCAAAGCGTGGTAGAGGATGGTAAGTTAGCCGAAGCGCAACTGGAAGATTTGCAGAGGCGCACTATTTTTAACAAAATAAGGTGATTTAATTATGGTCGACAATCCGAATGGAACCGGCACTTTATCAATGAATGACGCATTAACCCTTCTGAGCAATCCCCCAGCGGATACTGCGGCAGAAGAGAACGAGGCTCAAGATGAGCTTCAACAGCCAGAGGCAGAGGCACTAGATGCCGCCACCGATAACGCCGACGAGGCGCCGGATGACGACATTGACGATGATGATGCCGGTGAAGGCGAAGATGACTACTACGATGATGACGACGATGACGTCGATGAGCCTCAGCAGAGATACACTGTCAAAGTTGACGGTGAGGAAATCGAGGTAGACTTAGACGAGCTTCGAAACGGGTATCAGCGCCAGCAGTCATTTACTAGGAAGTCGATGGAATTGGCTAACCAGCGCAAAGCCTTTGAACAAGAGGCGGCCGAGGTTAAGCAAATGCGCGACGCCTACGCACAGCAACTTGATTTGTTGAGCGCCCAAATCCAACAGACAGTCCAGCAGGAACCTGATTGGAGAGCATTAGCCGAAACGATGAGCGAGCGTGACTTGTTCCTAGCTAAGACCGAATGGGATCAGTACAAGGAACAGCAGAAAGCAGTCGAAGCCGAAAGGCAACGCGTCGCAGAACAGCAGATGCAGGATCATCAGCGCAATCTGGAAAAGCACTTACAGCACCAGCGCGCCGATATGTTGCAACGCATACCTGACTGGCAGAATGACGACATTCGCGAGAATGAGCGTCAGGAAGTCATCAAGTACGCACAGCGTCGTATTGGGTTTAGTGAAGAAGAGATCGCCAACGCGTCTGACGCGCGGGCTATCGAATTGCTTTACAAGGCGTGGAAGTGGGACAATCTTCAGTCGAAGAAACCCGCCGCCAAAAAACGCACCCGTGAGGCGCCAAAGATGGCTAAGGCAGGACGCCCGAAAACCAAGCGCGAAGTTGCTACACGTTCTCGGCAAGAAGCGAGAAAGCGTTTTGAGGACGCTGGAACCGTGGATGCCGCCGTTAATTATCTAATGGGCAGATAGCCCAAGGAGTAAACTACAATGACTGTTTTTGCGACAAGCGCGGCAGTCGGCGAAAAGGAACAGCTCGCCGATATTATTTACCGCATCGACCCTGCTGAAACACCGATTTTCAGCAACGTAAAAAAAGAAACCAGCAATGGTATCTTTGTGGAATGGCAAGTGCAGGAGCTGACGGCGGCGTCAGCTACCAACTATCATAATGAGGGAGCGACCACTGCGACTGCGGCGGCGACCCCAACATCACGCGTGGGCAACTACCACCAGATTTCCAAGAAAGTCTTCGCGACTTCTGGTACTCTGGACGCTGTTGACACAGCAGGCCGTGAGCGGGAACACAACTACCAGAAGGTGTTGAAGGCTCTCGAACTGCGCCGCGACATCGAAAAGGCAATCGGTGACACCGACGTTGCCCGTGACGGCTCTGACCCTCGTAAGTCAGCGTCACTGACTTGCTGGATGTCAAACGGCTCAGTCGGCGCAACTGGCGCCTTCGCTGTTGGTGCCGACGGCACAACAACGATCACGTCAGGCACGGCTCGCCCGTTGACACTTGCCTTGATCGAGGACGGCATGCAGGACGCGTGGGAAGACGGCGGTAATCCTCGTCTTATGGTTGCGTCTGCAACTAACCGCGCCAACTTCTCAGACCTGTCAGCCACAGGTAACTTGGTGTCAAACGACGTCAACATGACTGCGGCTAAAGAGGTCGCCTATGTTGGTTCCACTAGCGTATTTTTGACCGACTGGGGTACTGTGGAGGCCGTTCCGTCTCGGCTACTTGGTAACGATCGCTTGTTCTTGATTGACCCAGACTATGTGTCAATCTGCACACTGAAAGGTCGTAACTTCCTTGAGGAAGACTTGGCCAAGGACGGTGACGCTCAGACATCACACCTTGTGACAGAATGGTCACTGAAGCCAACCGCACCAAAGGCACACGCTGTTGTGTTTGACCTTAACGGTTCGTAATATCACTGAGGGGGCGGGCGACTGCCCCCTCTCTTCTAATTCATAGGTGGTAATATGAAGCGCGTCTTATACACAGACCCACACACCAAAAAAGAAGTGTACATGCACCAGAACAATGACGGCTCGACTGTCATTGAGCAAAAGCAACGCTTCGACACGCTGGTAAAGCTAAACCGGCAGATGAACAACGACTACTCAAAGGGCAGTATGATCGGCAATACCCAGCGCCACATGCAACATGTAGCGGAAATACCTAATGTCGTGTATAATCACCTGATTGAGACGCTTGGCACGCCGCAGGAAAACCCGAAGGGTTGGAAGGCGTGGCTGAACGATCATCAGAACCGTGACTTTAGAACAGGCGGCGGAACCGTATAATGGCAGTCGATACCTACAACAATCTGAAGCTGGCGATAGCCGACTTCTTGGCGCGCGACGACCTAACGTCGCAGATACCAGACTTCATCACAATGGCCGAGGCACGCATGAGCCGCGAGCTCGAGACACGCAGTCAGGAAAAGCGCGTCACCGCGTCGACTGTTGGCGGCAACGAATACCTAGCCCTGCCGGTTGACTTGCGCGAGGTGCGCGAGGTGAAGCTAAACACCGCACCGCTGACCGTGCTGTCTTACTACAGCCCGTCGGCGCTTGACATAAAGTTTTCGTCGGGCGGTCAGGGTAAGCCGCTTGGCTACAGCATCATCGGCGACGAAATCAAACTGCGCCCGATCCCCGACACAACGTACACGGTCGAGATCGTCTACATCGGCACGATTGATGCGCTGTCAGCCGTAAACCAGACAAACAACATCCTGAGCCGGTCGCCCGACGCCTACCTTTACGGCGCACTGGCCGAGGCGTATGCTTACCTGCTAGATGAGACGCGTGCGTCGCAGTACCTGCAACGGTTCAACCTTGCGCTTGAAGAGATCAAGGTCGATGAGCAACGCTCGCATTATGGCACGGGGTCGTTGTTTATCAGCAGTGTATATCAACGCCAAAATTCAGCAGTGGAGAGCTAAACTATGTCTGCTATGTCCGACTACCTTGAGAATGAAATTCTCGACCACATCTTAGGCACCGGCGCCTACACGATGCCAACAACCGTTTACGTCGGCCTGTCGACTGCGTCGTTTAACGACGACAACAGCGGCACCGAATTAAGCGGCAATAACTACGCCCGCGAGGCCGCGACATTTACTGCCGCCGCATCAGGCACAACGTCAAACAGCGCCGCAATCGAGTTTAACGCGGCCACCGGCTCTTGGGGTACGGTAAGCCACTTCGGGATTTTTGACGCCGCCAGCGCAGGCAATTTGCTGATCCACGGCGCGTTCACCACCGCCAAGCTGATTGGTAATGGCGACATCTTGAAAATACCGACGGGTGATCTCGACATCACTGCGGCTTAGGTGCGGTAATGGCGACAGGAACCCCTAGCCTAGACAACTTTACGTCAAGCCTTGACGCGCTACCATATTCACTGGATAGCGCGTTACTGCTGACTAAGGTTGACTGGTCGAACCCAACGCTAGAGCAACTCGATAATTGGGGCACGCTTGAGCAGTTGGATAATTATGGCCTGACGCTCGATCAGCTCGACCAGCTAGAGGTTAAGGCGTTTGACGGTTCCGCTTCTGTCGCAATAACCGCTACCGGCGCAATGTTGTTTGCGATTGAGGTAGACGGCTCCGCCACAATAGCCGCCACGGCTACGGCTACGCCTCAGCGCACACAGCATGTTGATGGCGCCGCGTCTATTGCGGCGACTACTACTGCGACAGCTAATCGCATACAGCACATGCAGGCGTCTGTCACTGGCGCGGCCAGCGCCACGGCAAACGCTACATTTATTGCGTCATACGGCGGCGCGGCAACGGTCGCGTTTAACGCCACGGCTCAGGCGTTCTTGGTTTACGCATTTGAAGGTGAAGCAGAAATTGCCGCCACAGCCACAGCCTCACCCGTTGGCGAGTTTGTCACGGTAGGGTCGGCACAGCCCGCTATAACTGCTACAATCAGCGGAAATATATTGGGCGAAGAGTGGTCAGTGGTATCGCCGACCACGCCGTCTTGGGTGGCGGCTACGGCTGGCGCCCCTAGCATTTGGTCTAACGCCCCAGCGGCGGCAACAGGGAATTGGTTAGGACAATGATACAATTTGGCGAATGGCTCCCAGATCAGCCAGACTTCTCAAACGCTGGCGTCGTTGAGGCGACAAACGTGGTTCCGGCGTATAACGGATACCGAAGTTTTAACGACTTTGTCGATTATTCAAACGCGGCGTCTAGCACCCTGCTAAATATATTTGCGGCTAAAGACAACGACGGCACCGTGCGCCTGTTTGCTGGCGACAACGAAAAGCTGTATCTGTTCAATGCTGGCACGACAAACCTAGACGACGTCAGCAAGGCAGGCTCGCCTGCTTATGATTTGGATAGCAACGAGCGTTGGCGCTTTGTGCAGTTTGGCGACACGGTTATTGCATCCGGCGGTATTGGCGAAGAGTTGCAGAAGTTTCAGCTAGGCACCGACAGCGCGTTTTCTAATTTGTCCGGCACGCCGCCAAAGGCTGACTTTATTACGGTTGTGCGTGACTTTGTGTGGACGGCCAACATCGACGAAGGCTCAGGCCGTGTGCCGTACAAGGTTTACTGGTCAGGATTTAACGACCCCACGAGCTGGACTGCTGGGACTGATCAAAGCGATTTTCAAGAGATACCAGACGCTGGCGCGATTACCGGGCTAGTCGGCGGAGAATATTGCACGATCCTGATGGAACGAGCCATCGTGCGAGCCACTTACTCAGGCCCGCCTCTTATCTTCCAGTTTGACAAAGTCGAGACCGCCAGAGGCTGTCAGGTGCCGGGGTCGGTTTGCAACATCGGACACAACATATTCTACCTGTCGGATGACGGCTTTTACATGTTCGACGGGGCGCGCTCACAGCCGATCGGAGCTGAGAAGGTGGATCGGTTCTTCCTAACGCAAGACTTCAACTTCTCGTATAAAGACAAGATGACGTCTACCGTTGACCCGCAAAACCAGCTCGCTGTGTGGTCGTATGTGTCGAACAGCTCGCTCGACGATCAGCCCGATACATTGCTGATATTCAACTACGCGCTGGGTCGGTGGTCTTTGGTTAGGGTCAAGAACGACTTGGTGGCGCCGTTCTTTACCGCTGGCTACACGCTAGAGCAACTGGACAACATCAGCACCAGCGTGGACGCCCTGCCAGCCTCGCTCGATAGTGCGCTGTATAAGGGCGGCCAGTACCTGTTTGGTGGCGCAAATGGCGCTAAAATAGCGGCGTTTTCCGGCGACCCAATGCAAGGCACGATTGTCACCGGCGAGGCGGCGATCAAGGTCGGAAACCACGCAATAGTCACGCGCCTGTACCCGTACCACGAGGGCGGGTCGGTCGAACTGTTTGTGGGATTGCGCGGCACGCCGACAGACACCGTTAACTTTCAAGCGGGTGGCGCGACAAACGCCGCTGGATTTGTGCCGTTTAGGGCGCACGACCGATACCACCGCGTGAAAATGCTATTAAGCGGGCAGTGGTCATACGCGCACGGCGTTGACGTTGACGTGAGGCCGGTGGGTAGACGATGACAACTTCTGAAAGAACAACTAATTTTAGAATATTAAACCCAATTACAGCAACCACAAGAGAGATTGCAGAGGTTCTTAATCGCACAATAAATGGCGGCCTCAATAGTATCGGATATGTTACTTTGTTAGCTACCACAACACAGGTAACTGTTGATGAGCCTCGATATTCAACCAGTAGCTTGGTGTTTTTTACTGGCGTTGACCACGACCCGTGGCATCACAACCCATACATAGACAGCACAAGCACAGACGGCACTATGGTTATTAACTATTCAAATGCAGGACACGATGCACGTTTCGCCTATCTTATTATCGGATAGTGACCGGCTAGGTGGACACTGGGAACGGTGCCACAAGTGGATTAGCGACGCGCTGGAATATGCTGGCGGCACGCATACAATGGAAGATGTGTATCACGCTGTGGCTACTGGCAAGGCGCAGTTACATCCGCTAGAAAAGTCTGCTATTATCACAGAAATAGTGGACTACCCACAGCGGTCTATATGCCGCATCTGGTTAGCTGGCGGGGACTTGAGCGAGCTGACTGAGGCGGAAAAGTCCATATCGGTTTGGGCGAAGTCAC